GAAACCGGGGATCCGCTCTGGACACCGGTACTCAAACCGTCCATCATCACAGGAATCAAGGGGAAAAAGGATGGCGTCATAGGATCGAATGTGAATAAGGGTTACGAGATTTACATCTGCCTGGATGGAGGCGATGTAAACTCGGCGATGTACGTGCTGATTCATGAGGTTGCCCACATGTCAGTACCCGAGTACGATCACACTGATAAATTTTGGGAGAATTTCAAGAAGCTCAAAATGATTTGCATAGGCAAGGGCCTTTATGAGGCCAAGGGCGAACGTCAGTACTGTGGGGAGACTATTAGGGACTAGCCCCGAGTCCGAAGGACTCGTCCTAAGAAAAGTCGCTGCGCGACTCGCCCCTTAGGCCTTCTCCGCCAGGAACTGCTTCGCGAAGTAAAACACGATGGCCGCCACGATGGCGCTCACCACCATGCCCGTCAGGGACAGATCACCCGAGTCACCCAGGAACTTGGGCACCATGGAGCTCAGCTTGCCCTGAACGGGCTTGGAGAATGCAATCACTGCAGCCAGACCAGCGATGGCTGCCGTGAACTGCTCATCAGTCATGCCGAACGGGTTCTTGGACGAACCCTTGGACTCCGTCTTCCGGGGCGTCTTCTTGTTGCCCTGGGTGGGCATGGGAGGGCCCATGACCTCATCCTGAATCATGCCACCAGGGCCCTGCATAACCTCCTCAATCGGAGAGGAGAAGTCCGCCATTTGAGATTCATCAACGTTTTTTTCCTGGCTAGGCTTCAGCAGTCCGGTAGGCGGGCCCTCTTGTTTAGGGATCAGATCCTCAATGGGCGTGGACATCGAGTCTGCCGTATTGGGATCATACGAGTTCATTGAATTTCAAGAGGAAATTCATTTCGACTTTTTTACAACAATCGATGTCGAGCCCCTAGGTCGGATCGCCGCCGCCTGTGCAGGACCGGCCTGGGCCGCCCGTGGATTATAGAAGCGCTGGTGATACTGCCAGAACGCCGCCCCACCGACTCGGAAGTTTCGGCGTATCGGCGCCTTGTACCAGAAGACGCAGTCGGTGATCTTATTCGACTTGGCGGTGTTGTCGAGCACGAGGCACTCGTAGTTCTCAGTGCAAGCGTCCATGACCTGACCGAACATGTCGTACGTCGGGAACACGCCAAAGAAAGCCTTGTATAGGTTCTCGCGGTTCTGACGGACGTTGTCTCGTAGGGCGAACACGTAGTCGACGTTCGTGCGAATCATGGGAGTCATATCCATGCAGTACTGTGTGGTCATCATGAAGAAGATCTTCCAGTGCCGGCCGTTCATGAACAGTTGGCGGATGCACGTGTCGCGCATGAAGGCCCGGTCGTACATGCAGTCGTCCATGAGCAAGAAGACGGCCGGGGTCCGGTCCTTTCCCATGGTCTTCACGAGCCGCTTTTGACGCTCTATGAGCTTCTCGATGGCCTCGCGATTATAGTCAGCATAGACGAACAGGTCCGGAATGAACTGCTTGTAGTGACCGTTACCATCCTCCGTGCCCGACATGGCGATTCCCGCCGCCAAGTGCTTCTTGTGCCACAGAATGTCCGTGACGAGCGTGGACTTGCCGGTTCCACGCTTTCCGATGAAAACGCAAACCTTATCGTCTCCCATCGAGCTCGGGTCGAATTTCTTGAGCTGAAGACTCATACTGTAATTAGGGGCCCTTTTTTGAGTTGGGCTGGGGCGCGGGGCGCGTTCCGTAAAACAATGTTTTCCTTTACTAGAGATGTCGGCTGGATATATCCAGCTGGCAGCGATTGGGCAACAGGATGCCTATCTCACAGGCGAACCCCAAGTGACGTACTTTTTGGGCGTGTACCGCCGTCACACGCCTTTTGTCCTCGAAGCTTACGACATTCCATTTTTGGATCAAAAAATCTCCTACAACCAGAATCACATATGTCGGATTCCCCCCAAAGGCGATCTACTCAGGTCCCTCATGCTCAAAGTTACTCTTCCGGCCCTCAAGTCTTCGGGAACGGACTGGTACTGGGGAATCCCACCGAGCGTTTCCAATGCCGCGACTCTAATTTTCAATGGAAATTACACCCTGGCCAACGTGGCCCCATATTCGGGTATAGATTGGTACTCGACATTTAACATAAATAACTGGCTGAGCGGTACAGGTACTGCTGGTATTTTCAAACCAAATGTCTCTTATGTGGTCGGTGCGAACAAGTTTGCATTTTCAAACGTGACCAACGTATGGGTCTTGAACTATGCCGCCGATCAGACGAACATAGGAGTGTTTTGGGGACTCGATCCGAGAAACTCAGATGGCCAAGTTACTATAGGATCCAACACCTATCTTATATATGATATAGGTCCTACTGTGCGTTTGTCTGATTTTACTCTCGAACAGTCGGGGTGGCTAAGAAACCCAGCGGGTGGTCTACCGGGGCCGCCTTCTGGCGCTGGTCTATTTCTAAATCTAAATGAACCGCTACCAGTCCCTGCATCTGGGTATATTAATTTTGGTTCTGATAACGGAGTTTCTAGATGGACCAACTATGATTCCACTCCAGTTTTCGTCATCACATCTGGTGGGAGAATTAACTTCGGTCAGACGGGAATCTATATCATGAGAATCGGACTCGGTATGGTCAATGGATCCGTATCTAATGTCGCATGGGGGAGTTCAGTTGGTGATGGTGAAGCGGCTCCTCTAAACTTCACTTACTCTTACCAGTGGAGAGTTTCACCCAAGCCCTCCACACCGACCGTATTCCCTATGAATATCACCGACGTCGATTCAAATGTTTACGTGTACGCATCGGGGACGGGCACGAGTTTCACTGCAAATTCATACATCTCAATCAACAAAGCTGATTACTTCATGTCAATTAGTTCTCCATATGGGATAGGCGTTGCCCTACCATCAACCGGTTCGGCCACCATCCCATTTTATTCAAATATAGTAAATACCGGATCTGGGTATGCTACATTTCAAACGGATGGATCGAATCGTTTCACTATAAGTGGAACGGGTCAGATGCTAATTACTGGCACGATATACATGGAATCCAACTACGTATCGAATGTCCAGCTTCTCGAGGGTTCGAACTTGCTGTACACGTATGATTTGTCGCCTCAAGGACGCGACCCGACATTCACCTTTTCCATGCCTCTCACCGCCGATGACACTGCCAAACTCTATTATATCAACGTATCCACGAGTAATAATTTAACAAATGTAGTGAGTTTGCCGGGTGCGACCCCAACTGGAACCGGATCATCGCCTCAATGGACCGTTAATACCTATCTTGGCCAATTCTTCATGAACGCGAGTTCGGAAGTCACGACTCAACCAGCCTGGAAGGGGTTCGTACCGGGAGACTATTGGCAAGCTCTCACACCAGGAATGTACAACACGACTTCGCCATTCGCTGCGAATAGCTCGGCCCCAGTGACAAATACAGAACCAGGCACCGTGTCCAGATATGGTGAGTGGATTCAGTTGGCGACGCCGGTTGATATTCTACTCAATTCAGTCACTTTATACCCTCTGAGCGCTGACACGGCCCCAGGTGAATGCCTTATTCTTGTAAATACCGTCGAAGGCAATAGCGGTTGGACAATCTTGAACGGTCCGACGACGCTAAATGGGTCGGTTCAAACGATAACGTTAACCGGAGTGCCAGCGTACAAATGGTTTAGGATCTTATTCACAAAGGCTTTTAACGGCACGGCGGGGAGAAAACCAGCAGTGGGAGTGGCTTTCACGGGCCGAGCCAAAGCCAGTGTTATGCTTAATAATACATTCTTTATCATCAACCAATTCGGGCTCGCGTCGCCGACTGCAGCCGCGAGTGTAGTTCTTCCGTACAACGGGATCCTGCTGCGACCTAGCACCACTACTCTTAAATCTCCTCTTAAAATTACCACTGATTTCACGGCACTAGGTAACGTTTTCAATCTTTCGAATATCACCGTCAATAACACGTTGAGTTTTAGCAACGTGGGTATGTATACGGTGACGGGCGCACTTTGCACTGCAGATCAGTTAACCTCGGTTACAATTTCCGACTCAAATGGAGGTTCTATTACCCACCCGGTCTCGATAGGCATGCTTCCGCCATATACCGTCAATATTCCGTTCCGAGTATCCAACACGAGCGCCAAGTATTCTATTAGCCTCACTACGAACGGAGCCACAGCAGCCCCTAATATATTTTCCAATACGTTTTTGGCAGTTTATCCAGTTTCTTCGAATATCACGACGGCCGAAGACTTCACGTACTTTGACTCGGTGGGGACGTTAGCGATCAAGACGGCCGAGCTCAAAATCGGAGGTCAGAGTATAGAGACCCTTACGGGTGAGTATATAGAGCTCTGGAATGACCTGAATGTGCCCTATGAGAATCAACCGGCTCTCAAGCTCATGACGGGCAAGGGTGACCAAGAGACTCAAATCCTCAGTGCTAGAACTTACTTTGTGAACTTGCCATTTTACTTTTATAACCACCCAGAGCTGGCAATACCACTCGTGTCACTTGATCGACAAGATGTGGAAATTCATGTAGCATTCAATAAATTTTCAAATCTGACGGCCGTTACTGGTATAGGAAATCCAACACTCGACGCCACCATAATCACAGAGTACGTCTACTTGTCCGAACCTGAAATCAACTGGTTCCGGAATAACAGGATTGAGCAAGTAATCACGCAGTGCCAGTACGGAGTGTTCCGCCTCCCACCCGACTTCACGTCTGGAGTCTTCAATCTTGATTTCAAAAATCCAATTCGTGAGATGTTCTTCGTGATCCAAGTCGATGGCAATTTTCCGTACGACTATAGTGGCAACGGCCTAGAAAGTATAGCACTCAGTTTTAATGGATATGAAGCTATGAATCCTGCAACGAACGACACCGTATCTCTAGGGGCCCTCGAGCCTTTCAATCATTATCCCAACTTCCCTACCCGGTCTTTTTACATGCATTCATTCTGCACCGACCCGACGAAAGCCGCCCCAACCGGATACGTCAACTTTAGTAGAATCAAGCAAGTGCTTTTGACTCTGAATACTAGTACCAATGCTCAGGCACGCCAGTTTAGACTGGCTTTCGTGAGTCACAACGTTCTGAGGTTCGAGAATGGTCTCGCTGGTCTCATGTTCAATTCTACGTAATTAAGTTCTTTGGTTTTACTAGAGATGGCCGCACGTGCCAGTTTGGCCGCCCTAGGCAAGGAGGACGTGATTCTCAGTGGAGAGCCGGAAGTGACGTACTTCGTCGAAAGATACAAAGGGCACACTCCATTCGCTCAGAGAGTCGATGTCGTTAATTTCGAAGCAAATTACGTGTACCTAGGCGCGGAGTCGATCGCCATCCTACCCCGGTCAGGCGATCTCGTTTCAAAAATATACCTGAAAATAGATTTTCCAGTGAATCTTCTCAGGGGTTCGGCCGTGCTCGATTCAGTAGGGACCCTCATGATTGATTACGTGGAACTTTACATAGGAAATCAACTTGTTGAACGCCTATGGGGAGAGTTCCTAGCCCTCAAATGGGACCTAGAAGTTCCTCAGAGTAAACAAGGATCCCTAAAAGGTCTTATAGGAAAATCTACACAGCTCCCGGCTTCGACATATACGGTGCCCCTTCCATTTTCAATACTAAAAAAGGGCCTTCCGATCTGTGCATTCCAGGAGGATACCGTCATTCGCCTCGGACTTCACCCGTCAACCGTATTCACATCCCCGCCAATAGTCATTTCGCCACCTCTGACTATGCAACTCGACGTGGAATACACGTACCTCACAGAGCCCGAGGTTCAGTTTATTCAGTCGAAACCTTCACTGTACTTATTCGAGCAACTTCAGAAGAATGAATTCTTCGCCCCACAGGGGGTGAACACCGTCACGTGTCCGCTAAACATAATCAATTCCGTCAAGGAAATGTTCGTGACCATCCAGAACGACTCGGCCACGGGCTACGACTACAGCAACGTAGCCAACGGCACCACAGATCAGCTCAGCAACCTGGTCATGTTCTTCAACTCGACTGATCGCATCTCATCGGATGTAGGGACTCCAATTTTCCTTAGAAATATACAGGCTCTGGAATTTCACACCCGAGTTCCTCAGTATCTGTTCTACATGTACTCGTTTAGCCTCGACCCAGAATCGGATCAACCGACTGGCCACGTGAACTTCTCACGACTAGACCAGAAGAACATGATCGTTAACATGAACGCTAGTACGGCCAACAGGTACATCAGGATCTACGCATTGAGTTATAACTTCATGATGGTCGGAAACGCGACGGCTGACGTGATATTTAAAAATTACATCTCGTAAATGGAGGCGGCGGCTATGGATATCTTTTTGCCCGTCATGGAATCAGCGGTCGTGTTGGCGGCGCACTATTGCAAGGCGGCCGGACGCGACTGTGTCCAGGGCGACGACATGCGCCTCGGCCTCATGTTCGCAGCACGGAACGTGGCCGGCAAGCAGCTCGGCTCAATTTACCCTGAAATTTA